AAATCATAATATCTCCATCTTCGTCTTACTTGAGCGCCATTTGTAATTGTCGCTTGTAATCCAGATGAGTCAGTTGTGCCATAGTAAGAAGGTTCTTCTTTCCGTACAATGTTCAAGTCGTTAGTTGAAATACTAACAACTCTATATTCATATTCATCACCAAAGTTAACTATATCTCCAGTACTTATTCCTGTAGCAGAAGCAACAGTTACAACAGTATCTCCGACACTTGTTGAAGCGTCTGAAACAGTTGTCTTGTTAGTTTCTTCGTAAGCAGTAGCAGAAGGACATTGAGAAACTTGTATGTTGTTTCCCCAAGCGCCTGCTGTTCTACTAGCCCACATTCCTACAGAAGCAGAACCGTCAGCATAGTTGTCTTGGTAATCAGTAGTATTTTTTATAACAAACGAACTACCACTTTCAGTTGCGTTTGAAACAGATGAATTCTGTACACGAACTACTTTCAAGTTATTTGAGTATTGTAAAAAGTTTGAAGCACTAAAATAACTCTCAAAATTAGAGCTATCTGGTTTTCCAAAAGTTGATACCAAATCAGATTCACTACCGATACTTATAACTTCATCAAGAGGTCCTTTACTGAAAGTTCCAGCAAAAGCTCCAGAAGAAGATGAAACGGCAGGAATAATTCTTGTTAAGTCTTTTTCCTGTACGAGAACACCTGGTGATACTTGAAATGCCATTAGGTTTTCTCCTTATAATTAGCTAATTAACTTCTATATCTTCACATATTCCGTATGTTTTCATACGACCATAGTCAAAATTCATTACTATGGATATTTATAATAAGCGTAAATTAGAGCCCTTTTCTGACAACTGGATGCCAAACTGTTCCATATTCATCTACTTCTGGTTTCTCCCATTCAGGTATACCATCATCTACAAAACCAAAAGGTGCCATATCTTGCTCTATTAATTTTTCTTGTTCTTCGTATAATTGTTGTCTAGCATTTGTATTAGTCATTTCTTTGAAATATGGTTGATTGGATAACCATCCAAATAATACAAGGCAAGTCATTAAATCATCATTACAACCTTCTTCCGCTTGCCAAGAGTGACCTTTACGAGCATAAGTTGACATTTCTTCTATGATATTGAAGTCATTAATAACTACTTTATCTCCTTCAATTAATGTCTTAATATTAGAACAACCAACTTTTTTAATCTGTTTTGTCATACGAACACCAAAACCAGAACCTCTTCCACTATAACCAGCACCTAATATTTGACCTGCTCTTCCTCTTTGAGTAGTCATTAATAGATTAGGATATTCTAATTCATAGTTTAATGATTCACCTATTTGTTGTCCTATGTCATTTGTTTCACAAAGTATTTCACATTTATTATAACCGTGGCACGCTTTAGATATTAAGTGTGGAAATAAAATTGGTTTAACTTCATTACTTCTATATTTGGCAACAACTCTATAAGGCATTTGAGTTACATCAAATATTAAAAATGCTGAATAATCTTTATTAACACCTCTTGCTACATCAACACAACAAACATAATTTCTACCATTTACAGGTTTTTCAAATACATCTAAACCTCCACTTGAAGTTAATGGTGTCATATAAGGTGTTTGTTTAATCTTAACTGGTGATATTAATGTATCTACTGAACCTAAAAACTCACACTCAAACTCTTGTTGGAATTGTTCTGCTGATGTATTACGTATAGTTGTTTCTTTCCATTTTTCATCTCTACCAGGAACTTCTGACCAATGTACTTCAATTGGTATATAATCATTTCTTTTGTTTTCAGCGTCTGTCCATAGTTTATAAAATTGATTCATTCCGTGTGGAGTAGAAACTATAATAACTTTTGTAGTTTTACCTGATGTGATTGTAGGATAAACTGAACTAAAAAACATTTCTGCTATATTAGCAGGTACGAAAGCAAACTCGTCAAGAAATATTATATTATAAGAACCTCCTCGTATTGCACTTGATGATGTAGCGGCGGCAATAATAGTAGATTTATTTTCTAATTCTATATTACCTTTGTTCCAATTGATAACACCTTGTTGTATAAATTTAGGTAAGTTTTCATAAGCAAGTTGTAGTCTACCTAATATATCTCTAGCAGTAGAAGATTTATTAGCAAGTATTGCTATATTTGAATTCGGATTAAATATTGCATAATGTAATAAGTATGCAATTGTTGTTGTTGATTTACCTGACTGTCTAGGTAGTTTGCAAATAGTAAATCTATTATCGTGTATTGTATGAACAATTTTCTTTTGAAAATCATACATATTAAAACCAACCAAACCTTCATCTAGGGAAACTATTTTCATAAATTTCTCCATAAAGTAAATTGGATTGTCTTTACATTTTTGAAATTCTATAACCTGTTCTTTAGTAAATTCAACTGGAGTATTTACTTTTTTAAGATTAGGATTTCCTAAATATGCGTCTGTTATACTCATAATACTATTTATCTGATTCTACTTTAAAAAACCAAACCAACCAGTTATGATATATTTTTCGTGTTCTTTTGTTATTTGACCACTATGTACGTGTGTAAAGTCAGTCGGCCAAATCAAAGTTAGTCCTTTTTTAGCTGGTGTTGTTAATTTTTGATATTTAAAATGTGTACCACCATTAGGTACATCATTTAAATAAGTCATAAAAACTAAATTACGATTTTCGTGGATACTTCCTCTTTCAAAATGAGGAACAAAATAACCACCTCCTGGTGGATAATATTGTATATTAACTCCTTCAACTAAACCCCAAGGTTTAAAATGAGAAAGTTCAGGATATTTCTCTTCATATAAAGTACAACACTCTTTTAATGCTTGTTTCCACTCCCAATATCTTGGTTCTTTCCAATGTGGATCAACTCCAATATCTATTGAATCTTTATGTTCCTTATTAACACTATAAGGTCCACCTATAACTCCTGGTCTTTGTTCTTTTGGATTTTCTTTGAATATATCTATTATATTATCACAAATTTTTGGATCAATATACCAACCTCCAATAAAACTTTCATAAGGAAATTTATGTTCTTCCATTTATTATCACTCCTTCTATATGTGTATAACCTAATTGTTTAGCTGCCTGCACTCGTTGACTGCCTCTCCATACACTATATTCTTTTTCTATATAAGGTATACCCATAGGACCATATCTAGGTACTTCTGATACTATGTGTTCTTTTACTTCTATTGGATTTTGTAACTCTTCACCATCTAATAATTCTTTTAGTGGTGTCATTGACTTAATATAGATTAAGTCTTTTAAGGAAATAGGTATCTTATTCGGTATTTTCTGCTTTGCCGTCAATAGTTTCATTTTCAATCCTCTTTTCTTTTTTAGTTTCCATACTTTGTTTATTCAACATCTTTTGTAATTCTGCTGTTGAACCAACAAATAAAGCATTTTTAATATTTGCGCTTGATTTACCTGGCAATTCTTTTAAGTCTTTTAATTTTTTTTGTAGGTCTTGTAATTTATCAACAGACGTAGCAACTTGTCCTATTAATTGACCAACAACTTCATATGCTCTAGGGTGTTGACCTTCTTTCGCAATATCTAAAATTCCTTGTATTGCTTCTTGACCTTTTTCTATTAGATTATAATAACTTTCTCTACTATAATCATAATCTGTATTAATATCTTTATCTATTTTTACTTGCACCTCACCATTTTTTCTTTGTACTGGTGCTTTAAATTCTTTAGGTGGTTCAAGTTCAGTCTTATCCATAACTTTATCTTTACCTTCCAAACCTAATATTTCATTAACACTTTCTTCCAATTTACTCATTATTCATCTTCTCCTGTTACTGGATTATATTTCTTTGTATCATCATAGAAACTAATTTTTGTTGTAAATCCAAAATCATCATCTGCGTTTGCACTTTCAGGATTTGGTATTACTATAATTCTTTCTTCTCTTGATAAAGGAGCATCCGTAGATGTTCCTAAATCTGCTTGTGATTGTCTAATAACTTTACTTTGTGCCATAGGTCCATATAAGTAAGTTTTAGCAGTAAAGTTTAAAGTATATATAACTGCTCTTCGCTTATTAAAATCACCATCATATGTATCTTCATAATTTACTTCATCTAAAACAATAGGCACATCACGTTTAATATTTAATTCTGGTATTGCATTGATAGTAACTGTAAGGTCTGGTTGAAAATAAGGTAATATTTGTTCAACTATTTGTAGTCCATTTTCTGCTGTAGCAGTAAAAGAATAAAGACTAAAACTTACATCATATGGTACTGGTGAATAATTAAAATTATGTACAGTAGAATCAGAAGACCTAACTCTAACTGTCTTCTGCATTTTATTTAATTTTCTATTAGCGTCATACTTTAAACCTGTTAATTCAAATCCCATTCTAGGTAAAGTAATTGCAAAAGTTCTACCTTTATCTAAATTTGCTTGTTGTTCTAATCTTTGTATAAACTTTTCTTTAGGTGCATATGCTAAAGGCACACGCATTCTTTTAGTAACAGCGCCTGTGCTAGATTTTGTCTGTACTATAACGTTATTAAAAATTTGACCGAAGGCAATAGTTAGTCTTCTTAAACTTTGATTATAAAAGTGTTTTCCGAACATTATTCATCAATCTCCCCAAACGGATTTCTTTCTGTAAAATCTAATATATCATCCGCTGTTGATACTGTATCATATCCTGCCTCTTTATTCAAGTCTAGGTTATCTGCATATGGAGATTGTGTTTGTATATTAGATTCTGTAAAGTCTTCTTTCATTAAGAAAGATGGTTGACCTGTTGCGTGGTCAAAATAATCTTCTAGTGTTATTGAACCTGCACCTGTTAATACTTCTTGTCCATATTCTAATGAAACTCTATATTGTAATTGGTCTAGTGTATGTGTATCTTCGTGTTGGTCAATACTTTCTTGACCTGTATCAAGTTTCTCACTTGAATATTCCCAACGAGTTACTTTCAATTTATAAACTGGTAAGTTTCCTAATTGATAGAAAGGTTCCTGGTCTTCTACAAATAATATTTCAAAGAAAGAACTCATTAAAGGAACATAAATTACATCACCTTCATTTGGTCTTCCTACAGCAATTAAGTTTGCTTTATTCGCAACTAAATTTTCAAAACTTCTTTTTGCAACAACAAGTGTTGTGTCGTCCCTAATTTCTAATCCAAATTTACTTATGATTTCTTGTTCTCCAGCAAAACCTGTATTGTTTTCAAAATACATTTCTACTGAAAATGAATCATCAAACTTACTAGTTACATCTTCTCCTAGTATTAAATCTTTATTGACTAATGTTCGTGGTAAGTAAAAGACATCCTGACCGTAGATTTTAAGACCTTCAACTATTATATCTTCGTGTAGTCTTTTTTCGGCAGCGTTGCCTATGCCTTGTCCACCTTGAAAGTAATGATTAACTGGCATAGCATTATCCTATCATAAAGGTTGGATTTAATTCGTATTGAGACCTTATTCGTTGTTCTAAATTTTCTATATCTGAAAGTGCTTGTGAATAAATTTCTTGACCGTTTAAAGTAACCCCACCAACCATTTGAACACCACCAAATTTAGATAAGTTAGCACCCCATTGTTTTTTAAATAAAGCAGTTACATATTTCTTTAAAAATAAATCATCATAAACATCTGTAAATTGTGCTGGGTCTAATTTTCTAAAACACTCTATTACAAGAAATTCATCAACTTGTAAATCATTTTTCCAATCCATATCTATATACAATCTATTATCGTGTTGATTAAATCTCATTGGTTTTTCACCAACTAATATGTGGTCTAAAAAATCTAAATGTCTTAATACAACATCATAGTTAATAACAGACGTTGAAGAAAAGTCATATAGGTCATTTAATCTTAATTGATATCTAACATCAAATAAATTTAAATTACCTTTGTTTGAAAATGGGAAAATATTAACTACTGATATAACTGATTCAGGAACTACAATATAAGCATTATCTTCTTTCCATTCAGTTGATACAGTAGTTGAATCACCATATGTTTTACTAGCAGTTTCAGTTGTTGTTCCTAAAATTCTATCTTTATCTGCTTGAGTATATTTGTATTTTAGATAGGTTCTCTTAACACCATCATAGTGATATTGAGCGAAATATTGCAATGCTTCGTCTATTCTATCTTCTAATTGGTCGTCATCTACGTTGATTTCAATGACTGGTTTACCCAATGCTCTTAATGAATATTGCTTTAACTGTTCTCTGGTTGCTGGTTTTGCCATACTGGTTCCTTTATTGTATATTTATAATAACAATTATATCTTCGGAAACAAATT